TCTTTGACATCCCCACTTAAATACGCATTTAACATAGGGATATGTCTATCCCACTCTGGATTCCAACCCTTTTGCTGACGAGCATAGTCCAGGTATTGGCCTTCTCTTGGCTTCTGTTCTTCTTCCATCCATGTCGGTCTGGGTACGGGACCACGGGGGTAGTAGGGTTGCATATTAGGCGTAAAGGGATCCATCCCAGGTGGTCTCCCCGTCTGGGTTCCTACAGTTCCACCAATATCCGGTGGTTTCCTCCCCGTCTGGGTTCCTGCATAGGGGTTAAATGTAGTTCCACCTGGTTGACGTAGCACCCCACCCTCCGTTCCTGCATAGGGGTTCTGGTCGGTTCCGCCTGGTTGACGTCCAGAAGGCCACCTGTTGATATAGGGGTCTCTCATGTTTACGCCATCCGCTGTGGGGTGCGGCCGCCTTGGATCCATAGGACCTTGTACGCCTTTGCCTTGGTTCGCCGCTAAGTATTCGAGGATGCCCTGCTTCTGCGCTTCAATCTTTGGTTTACCTGTAGTAGGGTCTATGTTACCCCAGTCTCTTCCACCAGGACCCTGATGAATGGAATCAAGTTCCGGTGTAAGAGTAACCGTCTGCTCCTTCTGCGCTATACTTTTTAGATACTGTTGCCATCGCTCTTCGGACATATCGTTAGGTTGAACAGGCGTAGTCTGCTTATACCCACCAGGCGGAGGCCCCATATTAGACACTGTACGATTAGGATTAACAGTAACATTCTGATTAGGATCAGCCATCATTCTTATCATCTGTGCATATTCTTCTTGGCTTGGCATAATATTCTCCTTGACTTATTAGATTAACTCGTGATATAGTTACTCCCTAAAAGGGAGGTAAAAATGAAAACTTTAATAACAGCATGTCTGATCCTTTTCTTCGCAAGCTTCTCATTCGCAGGGGATGTCGTTCTTCTCCCCACTATCTCCACACCTGAACCCGGTAAAATGGATATTTACGTTGTCACAAACGATAAAGGCCATACTGACACCATTGCCGTTGTCGGGTTTGAGGATGGTAGCGCCGTTGCAGTCGACAATCACGGCAACTCCACTTACATCACAAAGTTAGACTAAGTTGCCATAAAACCGCCCGGTCTCGGGCCTGTATCACGCAATATCCTTGCCATAATCTCAGGTGGTACAGGGCCGGGAGAGAACTTCTCCACACCACAAACAAGATACCTGAGTGCGTTCACGGCATGAAAATGGCTCTCAGGCTTGTTCTGCAAGTCCTTCACTTCCATACGTTCAATCTGTTCCCTGATAATTCCTTTTACAGGCATTGTTATGGAATTTTCCCCTATACGCTCAGATACCCTTTGAGTACCGTACATGAAATTATGGGTGAAAGGAGCCTGCACAAGGTTTATCCCTTTTGCCCCATTAGAATAAGTCCAGAAACTTTCTGCAAATCCTTCTAAGTCACCCTCCATGTCACAATAGAACTCATTACACAGCAGCATTTTTGCATCGTCAGTTAAACGATTCACTAATTTCGCCAGACTCGATGATTCAAATTCCTCTAAAAAAGTTAAAGAAGGCTTTATCTTAACTACCGATCTGTAATCATCATCAAATCGTGACTGTCCCATGATAATATAGTACCCGGGTGCGTGTTCGTTAGGCCATGACAGTCCACCCATGACCGCACTGTATTCAACTACCCGGTCGTCCATACCATCTACAGGGGCAGATATCGTGTGGCGTATGATCCCGTCTTCGTCTTGTTCTGATTTTATAATCATTTAATCGCTGGGAATAGTTTTTGAGGCATACAATGCCTCGCCATTGCCTCGTAATTAAAGGCGTGTCTAAAGTGATCCGCGCCTAACTTCACGTAAACGTACCGCTTTGAACCTGTTTCGTCATTTTCTTCCAGTTTTTTAGCAACATTATGTAAATGTTTTGCAAAATCTTTTGTAATCTCGCAATTTTTAGGTAGAATCAAGTTACGCTCCATGATCTCTCTATGGCTCGCGTCTAAAGATTCAGTCCTGTTGCACTGAACCACCAACTCTTTTTCATTCCACGAATAGGACCCTTTTTGATGCTGATTATAATAGTTAAGGTACACAGCCCCTTGGAATCTCAGCGCAAAGGCTCTGGCATTTCTTGTCTCAGGCAGTGCGTCAACTACGCATCGTGACACGTTGAAATTGTCCATAAGTCTGTCAAGGTCATCCCAGTCTTTGTAAATCCCGATATGAACAATCTCACCTGACTTCTGAACATGCCTCTTGCCTATAACCACATGAAGGTCTTTCCCTTGGTCAACCCCCATAGAGCAAGGCCCCTCATCCCTGCTTGCAAGTCCCTTATTGCCACATAGCCCTAAGATTTCCTCTACTGTCAGCCTGTTTTGTGCCTCAACGTACGCATTACCAATCTTTAGATTATAAAAATCAGTAGGATTATCGGTAACTCTAAACTGATGTAAAATATCCCCAGGGTCTATGTAATGACTGAACAGTTGGCTATAATGATACCCTCTCTTGTCCGTAACTGACGGGTGTTTCGCCACCCATTCCCCTAAAGACGGGTTAAGTTCCCCGCCGCATTTCTGACATGCCCTAATAACCCCATCGTCTGTAGTAACTAAACATTCAGGGAAAGTTTCCTCTAAGCAGGTTGATTCCCCGCATTTTTCGCATTTAAGAAACCAGTACCTTTGATCCGTCTCCTGAAACGCTTTGTCGATTCCATAATCAGGTAAAGTGGGATTACTAAGCTGCAAAACGAGACGATGCTCGCTGTGGCCCATACGCTCCATAGCCATATCCACTGAGTTTTGCGGAGCTTCGTCAAGTTCATCAAAAATTACAAAATCCACCGGGATACTTTTTAGTCCAACTTTCGAGTGCATTCCCCTTATGTAGAGAAACGCATTCCACACCTTCTTTAACCCTGCACTATCAGTTTCACTAAGCCAGCTTCCAATGTTCTCCTTATTCTCGTCAAGAAGTGTAGAGATGCGACTTTTTGAGAAATCAAGTGCGTCAGTTCTTGAAGGAAACAAATACAAAACACCGCGAAAATCAGCAAACCGACACTTATACAACGCACGTAACATCGCCCTGGTAGTAAGTCCAAGCTGCGCCGCCTTCATCTCTACTTGAAAAGGGTGGTCATCTTTGTAAGGCTCAATTAGATATTCGTGCCGGCCATACGAAAACTGGTGCCCGTCTAAAATAACCCCTTTTACCCATTCATGAAACGGGTTAGATTCGTCTGCCCCACCGAACTTCCTGTCAAGCCCAGCTAATAGCCCCTCGAATAACTCGCTTTTTGACGAGTCCACGTACGATTCTATCTCTTGCATTAGGGTTCAAATCCCCTATAACATCTAAAACTTCGTTCTGAAATTCCTCAACCGCCCTCATGTCGTACAGTAAATGAAAGATATCCAACTGCAATTTCAACTGATTACGTATCTCAGCACATGCCTTTATCGCAGTGTTCTTGTCCTTATTAACCCTGTCTATTACATCCCTGATCCTGTCTCGTATGTTCTCGTCTTCCCCGCACCCTAAAACCTTCTCAACCGCAGAAACCATGTGATCCCGCAGTCTAACCTCCCCGGTTAGTTCATCCAATAGGCGGTTTGTAACATCGTTGATCTTCTCTAACTGGTCAACTGCGTTTAGGCTCTTATTAACAATCCTGCCAGCGTTCTCTAAAGCAAGGTTCTTGGTAACGTTAGACTTCAGCCTCTCCTTAGCCTTGTAAACCGCAACAGTCCCAACACCAAACCTCTCAGCTACCTCCTTAACTGACTTGTTCCTGCGAAGCATGTCAGCCATCACAACATGGTCTATCTTCCTATGTGCCATCTATCCTGTCTCATCCTTGAGCGTTTAACCATCTCTCGTATTTCTTACTCATTTCCCTTGCCTTTTTAGCCTTCCGGTCAGTCTCGGCTATAGCCATTGCCCTCATCTCAAGGGATTTCCAGTGTTGCTCAACATTAAAGTACACCGGTGCTTTATCCTTATCCTTATACTGTAAAGCTAAACACGTCCCAGTAACTACAAATACCCCAACTAAACACCCCAATAGACACTGCTTCACTGGACCCATAAAATACACCCACATAAGAAAACTATAGATACGAGAAATAAAAGATCCTTGAACTCACCCCAAAACCTCCGCCAGCCCTCACCCTTTGCCATTTATCCCTCGAATAAAAAAAGACCACACAGAGATGCAGCCCTGCATGGCCTTTCAATATTCTCAAACTCACCCAGGGGATCAACCCGGGTAAGAAATTATCCCAAATTCAAATTCTAAAGATCATCCTCCTTAAAATAAGTAGGCAGTCTCGCTATATATGGCTACATAGAACACTGCTCAACCACAATAACCTGAATAAAACCCCCTAACCTCTATAAATAAAATCTATAAACCCGTAAAATGTTTAAACTCGTTGGGTTAAATATCGTTAAATATAGTGAAAAACATGCCTAAATTTAACCTTTTTTGATTCATAAGCCAGAAAAACCAAAACATACTCAGAAATTATCGGCGTATCGCGAAGGGGTATATGATATATGGACGC